TCTTCGACACCTTATCAATGGCACGAGCTCTACGAGGCGTGGAAGTTGGCAACTCTTTGGCCAAGCTCGCATCAGATTTCGGACTACCACCTAAAGGAGACGCTGTCTACTCCACAGAAGGACTGGACGGTGTGGAGGGATTACCCCCCGATGTGGAGCGAGAGTTAGCAGACTACTGCAAGCACGATGTGTATCTGTGCGAAGAAATATTCACGAGACTTGCGCATCGCTACCCCGCCAAAGAGCTGGACTTGATCGACATGACCTTGAAGATGTTTACTCAACCAGTGTTAAAGCTTGACCCGCTCATGCTGTCCAATGCCATTGAAGACGAAAGGAATTCCCGTGAAACTTTATTACAGACTCTCGGCGTGGAAGAAGTTGAACTCGCGTCGAACCCAAAGTTTGCTGAACAGCTACAAAAACTCGGGGTGGTTCCACCTACAAAGATCAGCAAAACAACAGGGAAAGAAACCCTCGCTCTCGCCAAGAATGATGCTCTTTTTCAAGCGCTCCTCAACGGTGAACGTGAAGACGTTGCCCTTTTATGTGAAGCGCGTCTACGGGTTAAATCAACCACGGAACGCACAAGGGCGCAGAGGTTCTTGGACATCAGTCAGCGAGGTAGTCTACCAGTTCCGCTCTCGTACTATGGCGCGAAATCGGGTCGCTGGTCGGCGGCAAAAGGCTCGGCCATCAATATGCAAAACCTCAAACGAAAGTCATTCCTACGACAAGCAATTATGGCTCCCGAAAACTACCAATTGGTTGTCGGAGACTTATCGCAGATTGAACCGCGTGTCCTCGCATGGCTTAGTGACTACGAAGATATGCTTAACATCTTCCGGAGCGGTCGTGACCCTTACGCCGCGTTTGGCGCACAGATGTTTAACATTCCCGGCCTTAGTAAAGAAACACACCCTGAGCTTAGGCAGTCTGCAAAAAGCGCATTACTTGGCTGTGGGTATGGTCTCGGGTGGGCATCGTTTGCCTCGCAATTACTCACAGGGTTTCTCGGGGCGCCGCCGATCAGGTATGAGAAAGCCTTTGCTAAGACGTTGAAAGTTGATGCCGAGTACATCAACCGCTTTCTTGATTGGGATGATAACGTCATCCGCTTGGAGGAAATCCCACACACCTGTAGCGATCCGGAGCTATTGGTGCACGCTGTGGCATCCAAGAAGATTATCGATATCTATCGTAGCACCGCGTCTCAGGTGGTCTCATTTTGGGATATGTGCGCGGGGTTGATGACGGACAGTCTGTACCACGGAAAAGAGTACAAATATAAATGCTTGACATTCCGCAAAGAAGAAATAGAATTGCCCAATGGAATGAAACTTCTTTATCCCAATTTGAGGATTGAGAAGGATGACAAGGGTAGGAGCCAGTATGTATACGGGCCAGACGCTACCAAGCTGTACTCAGGAAAGATAACGAACAACGTCACACAGGCGCTCGCACGCATTGTGATGACAGACGGAATGCTCAGAGTATCCAAAAGATACTTCATAGCAGGCACAGTACACGACGAGCTAATCGCCGTCGTGCCAGATGCCGAGGTGGAAGAAGCCAAGACTTGGGTCTTGGATCAAATGACTATGGAGCCGCTGTATATGCCGGGCATACCGCTTGACGCAGAGGGTGGCGCACATAGACGATACGGTGAAGCTAAAAACTAAGGAGAAGCATGGCAGTAACTAAAACACCAATACCAAAAACAATAAGAGTTGGTAACAAGAAATACTCCATCGAGATTGTAGAAACCATGCTACAACGAAGGCGTATGGGTATGATTGACTACTCAACACAACGGATCACACTTGGTCGTAAGAGCAATGTCACGGGACATAACTACAGCCAAGCAATGATGACTGAGACATTTTGGCACGAGTTGGTTCACGCCATACTCAACAATATGGGTCAGTCATCATTGAACAAGGACGAGAAGTTTGTGTCAGAGTTTGCCAAGCAACTCACCAAAGCAATTAAATCAGCGAGGTTCTAATGAAAGTCACATGGTCACACAGCTCCCTCAAAGACTATGAGGGGTGCTCACGCAGGTATCACGAAGTCAAAGTCTTGAAGAACTTCCCGTTCGTTGAGAATGACGCTACGCGGTACGGCACAGAGTTTCACAAAGCGGCGGAGGACTTTATCAAAGACGGCACAGCAATACCTGAGAAGTTTAGTTACAGCCAAGGTACGTTGGATGCTTTGATCAAGAAGCCCGGGCGCAAGCTGTGTGAGTATCAGATGGCCTTGACAGCCGACCTCAAGCCTACCACATGGACTAGCAAGGATGTGTGGGTGCGGGGGATTGCTGACTTGCTGATCATCGATGACGACAACTTGACGGCGTGGGTCGTGGACTATAAGACGGGCAATAACAAGTACCCTGATCGTGAGCAGTTAAAGCTCATGTCCATCATGGTCTTTGCACATATGCCCCACATTAGAAAGGTCAACTCAGCCCTGCTGTTTGTAGTCAAAGAAGATATGGTCAAGCACAGCATGACGGTGGAGCAAGCCGAAGGAGAGTGGTGGCAGTACCGCCAACGAGTTGCACGGATCGAACAAGCCCACGCTACAGGAGTATGGAACGCAAAGCCCACGCCCCTGTGCCCGTGGTGTCCTGTGACAACGTGTGAGCATCATCCAAAACATTAAGGAAATAAAATGACGCAAGTTAACGGCAAGCGTGACTACAAGCACGCATACAAATTGCAAAAGAAAAGTGGCGAGACAGCCGATCAGATCGAGCGCCAAAAAGCAAGACAACTCTACGACAAGGAGAAGATTGACCGCAAGGGCAAAGACATTGACCACATCAAACCCCTGCGCGCAGGTGGTAAGACTGTGCCTGGCAACTTGAGACTAAGAGCCAAGAGCGCCAATCAGGGCGACAATAAATGATGCAAATTGTGGAAGATAAAGCTCTGGTGTTCCGCACAAGAAACCCAGCCAAATACAGCATCATTCCAAAACACAAGGTCTTTGAGCTAGATGATGGGTACGAGGTGGCGGTGTACTGGGGGTTGGATGAGTGTCGCGTTCTAAGAAACTTAGGTGTCAAAGACGTACCCTCGCCCATCACTAGGCGCTACACATGGCCGGGTCGATTCAAACCAATGGCGCATCAGGTTGAAACCTCTGCGTTCTTGACCATGCACAAACGTGCGTTTGTATTCTCCGAGCCGGGCACAGGCAAGACGCTATCCGCACTATGGGCGGCTGACTACTTGATGAATCGTGGGGATGTCAGGCGTTGCTTGATTCTCTGCCCCCTATCCATCATGCAAGCTGCATGGTTATCAGACTTGAACAACAGTGTTATCCATCGCTCTGCCGTTGTCGCGCACCATGCGCAGGCTACCCGCAGGATCGAGATGATTCAGCAGAACTATGAGTTCGTCATCACAAACTACGATGGTTTGAATCTGATTGCCAATGAGGTTAACAATGATGGGCGCTTTGATCTTGTGATCGTGGATGAGGCTAACGCCTACAAGACGGTGACCACCAAGCGGTGGAAGGCATTGAAGTCAATCATCAAGCCCGACACACACTTGTGGATGATGACGGGGACACCCGCCGCACAGTCGCCTGTGGATGCGTATGGACTTGCCAAGCTCGTGAATCCCACGGGCGTGCCGATGTTCTATACGGGTTGGCGTGACAAGGTTATGAACAAGATGACCATGTACAAGTGGGCTCCAAAGCCCGAAGCCAAAGACGTAGTGCATGAAGCGCTACAACCTGCAATCAGGTTCACCAAGGATCAATGCTTGGACTTACCGCCAGTGCTCACCATGACCCGCGAAGTACCGCTCACCCCACAGCAAGCCAAGTACTACAACCTGCTTAAAGAGCAGATGCTTGTGCAAGCCGCAGGCGAGACGATCAGCGCAGTCAATGCGGCGGTTGCTGTGAGTAAGCTCTTGCAGATCAGTTGCGGTGCGGCTTATACCGATGACAACGAAGTGGTGGAGTTTGACTCTGCGCCAAGGCTCGGTGTGTTGGAAGAGATACTCGAAGAGACGGATCGCAAAGTCATTGTGTTTGCCATGTTCCGCTCAACGATATCCACAATCCATGCGCACTTGCTCAAGCGCGGTATTGCCGCAGAGTTCATCAATGGCGCGGTATCCCCACCTAAACGCTCGGACATCATTAGGAGATTCCAGAATGAGGAAAACCCTAGGGTACTTGTTATGCAACCCCAAGCCACGGCACACGGGATCACATTAACGAGAGCGGATACAGTGGTGTTCTATGGCCCATTGATGAGCGTGGAGCAGTACACACAGGCCATAGCGCGGGCTGATCGCAAGGGGCAAGACTCGGATAAGGTCACGGTGATCCACATCGAGGGCTCGCCCATTGAGAAGAAGATGTTCAAGGCTTTGAGTGCCAAGGTGAGTGATAACTTACTTATCACCCAGATGTTCGAGAACGAAATTAAATATTAAAAAGGGGTTGCCATGTAGCAAAAATTTAATATACAATGTCTAACACTTGACAATAACAACAAACGGAGAAGTAAATGGAAACTGATTTAAGTGAAGTACCTTTCGACAAACTGACCAAGATTTATCGCAAGATAAAAGAACACATGGATACGCTTACACAGGCGTATGATACGCAACTTGAAGAACTCAAAGCACAGCAAGAGCAAATCAAGTTTGCGCTAAAGGATCAGATGAAAGCCAACGGGCAGACATCTGTTAAGACGAGCTTTGGTACAGTAAGCCTTGTGACCAAGACGCGCTATTCAACACAGGACTGGGACTCATTCAAACGCTTTGTCGTTGAGCATGAAGTCGTGGACTTGCTTGAGAAGCGCATCGCACAGGCTAACATGGCCAAGTTTATCGACGAGAACCCGGGTCTCGTTCCCCCGGGCTTGAACTCTATGTCAGAGTTTGAGATACGCGTAACTAAACCCACCAACTAAGGAAACACCATGAGCAATGTAGCTCTTTTCAACCCCTCCCAAGCCCCCGCGTTCGCTCAATCAGGCGAGCTATCTGAAACTTCACGCGCCCTACTGGGCGGTGCTTTGGGTAATACCACGAAGCGCATCTCGATCAAGGGTGGAGTCTTTCGCTTAGTTGCAGGTGGTAAGGAGATGGCCTCTATCGATGAGCGCCACCTCGATGTCATCATTATCAAAGCCGCCCCAAAGGTGAGCCGTGTGTACTATGCCAAGTCTTACGATGCGGAAAATATCACAGGCCCCGATTGTTGGTCTAACGATGGTGAGACACCTGACGCAACAGCAAGCGCAAAGCAAGCCGTGTCTTGCATGACTTGTAAGAACAACGTAGCCGGATCGGGGCAGGGTAATAGCCGTGCTTGCCGTTACCAACA